GTTCCAGTTTGCCCAGGCGTCTTGATCGTTTGGGTCAAAACTAGACGGGGCAAACATGTCCATAATCTGAACTCAGTTGTTAAAAAAGTCGGTGGGGATAGGCTCATCTAACGGTATTGGCGTGTTACCCGCCGCCAACCATTCTTGGTACGCCACCCAATCTTTGTTTTCTTCGGTTGCCGGAATGCTCGCGCCATCCGACCTAATAACGCCATCTTCAGCAAGTTTATAGTTCATAGCTCAGCGTCCGCTGTGTAGTGCATAGTTAAAATATCGCCCACCGCTCCCGCAGTTCCCAACGTGACATACCCAGTATTCAACTGCCCCTGCCCTGTTGCGGTAGCAGTTGGATTGGTTGCTCCGCTTCTAATAGACCCTGACGTTCCAGTATTAGGGTTGTATAAAGTTACCGTAGGGGACGCTCGCATAGGCGTTGGCAATACAGCGTTGTAGTTGTACACAATAGTTCCCGCTATTCCTTGAACCCCATTGTATCTTTGAACAGTTGTTACTGTTCCCGGTATTCCCGTAACAGTTGACGGGGTTGTATAAGATTTCTGGTAATACCGCTTACAAAGGGCCAGTTCTTCCCCAAATGGGCGTGATTCCCATTGCGGAAGGATGCTGCCTACGGACAATTGCACGCCGGTAATGCGGAACTGATTCGCAGCAGTAGCCATCCAGTTGGTTTGGGCGCTAGTAGCTAGATAGTTTCCTGCGGCCCATGTGCCTGCCGTTGTTTGGTATGTAGATCCAACAGCCAACGCCCAGGTTACATATAGCCCAATTCCGTTTGTTTTTAACCAAGTCGCTAATGACGTAAGGCCATTCGTAATCGTGATGGTTTTGTATTCCCAGGTATTGGCAACGCTAATGCTATACGTTGCCACATACGAATAATTAGAGCCTCCATTGCGAAACGCAACGCAATACGTTCCGGTAACAGACGATTTCACCCAAAATCCTAGGGTAAACGTCACGCCAATCAAATCAACAATGTCATAACCTTCAATTTTTTGGCCCAAAGCATAAAAATCGCCGGCGGCAATTGCGTTGTCCTGAGTAACTACCGTTGATAACAACGATTTGGCGTAAGCATTGGAAGGTACGTCGGCGGATTGTTGCTGGCTAAATGGATTGGCAACACCGTTGTATTGAATAAACCACCTATCAATGGTGTACTCGTTAGTTAGAGGATTGGCGTTGCCGGTACTTTCAAAACGCTGATCGATCACCATCCCAGGGTTGATGATCTTGTTCTGAGTAGCAGCGCTTTCTAACGCCGGGTTCAACAAATGAAAATTAACGCCGTCGTAGTACACTTGATAAGCCGCATTGGCCAAAATGTCGTTAGCCACCAAAGTTTCGTTGTTGTTCTTGGTCACTGACGTAGCAGGGTAAGGCAATCCCCCACCAGCAGGCTGCACGCTAATAGTCACCGCAGTGGTGTTGTTAGCCACAGCGGTGAAAATGAACGTCATTCCCGCTTGGTAATTGCCCGTTGTGCTGGCTAACGGCACCGTAATAAGAATGTTGTCCGAACCACTTACCAAACTGGCGTACTGAGGGGCAATTGATAACGCTTGAAAATTGTCGTCCAAGTACGAAGCCGGCTGATTTCCGGTTAACGATGCAAATGTGTTGGGAACTGTCCAAAAAGCCATACTAATTGCCCCACTGCGAACGGTAGTTGTATTCCATCATCATCAAAGTAAACGTCAAATCTGAAGCCGTCCCAGTCAACGTCACTCCTACATATCGACCCCAATTACTAGCGTCGCTTTGTAAAAGGTTATATCCGGACGTTAGAAAGGTTATTGGGCCTGTTCCTAGAAACGTAATTGGGCCTGTTCCTAAAAACGTCAACGTCCCGCTTACAGATAAACCTGGAGATATGGATACAGACAAACTTTCGGTATCCACAGTGCCAAGCACCGTGCTAACAGACGCCGCAAAGTTTGCCCCAACACCCACCTTAGTAGCTTGTTTGTATTGAATAGGTTGCTGGAAATCCCATAAAGCGGTCTTCCACATGTACGCTACATCAGCTGTTCCAGCAAACATCTCGTAAAACCGGCCAGCAGTATCAAAAGAATACAGCCTGTTTTTGCCTTTAACGGGGCAATCCACAATGATTGTGGGCGCTGATTCTCCGGAATTTGCCCCTTGGGAGGCAAAAAACCACTTTTTGTCAAAGTAAATTGCGAGCAAAGGTCGGTTTGCGCTTACATCTCCATAGGTAAACAAAAACGCGACGCACAAAATCTGGTTGATGGTTACTAAACCCGCCGAAACCGTAGGGGCTGCACCAACAGCCGAGGGATTATTGATGTTCAGAATCTGGTCATACATCCCATCTAGTTCTGTTGATTCTTTTCGGGCAGCCGCGCCGTACAGCCCATAGAAACCGTTGGCAGACGCAAACCAGACAGATCTGCCATACGTCGTGCAAGACATAGGGAACCCAGTTCCAACGCCCGTAGACAGGTTGGTATTGGTAAATACTTGATTGCCGCCAGACACCCGCACATCTGAAAACACGTTGACCGAATCAATGCCAAACACATACAAAAAGTTGTTGGACGACACCAGTTGCTGAATTGAACTATGCAGGGTTTCATCAGTAATGATGAGAGATCCGCCTGGCGCTCCAAAATTCAAATAACTATTGATGGCGCTGTAGCTAATAGTGCGGTTATTGGACACCCATACGCATCCCGCAAACGTCGCTATGCACGTTCCGGAAGCTGGTCTAGCCGTATACCCGGCGTTGTTTAAGGCCGCGCCATCCCAGTCCCACAGGCCGGTCACCTCATCAATGATCATCAACCGCTCATTTTTCCATTGAGCAGCAGAACACTTGGTAAAAGACCCTGCGTTGGGCGTTGCCAGCGTAATGGCCGTGACCACATACGTTGAAAGGTTGATTGCCCAAATGTTGCCATCAGTTTGCGTGGCCACAAAAATAATGTCTGTAGCCGTTCCGCCAATAATGATATTGAACCCCTGAGCGTAATACGGAGTAACGCCGCCCGTTAATTGGGTTAATTGACTTGAAATGCTGGGAACAACCTTGGCATTGGCAGGGCCAATAGGCTGAATGTTTTCCAACCAGGCTTGTTGCCCAGGTTTGATGGCTTGGCGTAGCGCCTGGGTGTTTACGCCATCGAAGTCAGAGGTTGAATACTCATGCTTCTTGTTGATGGATTTCTCGGCCATTACATCCCCGCATAGATATTCGGAATGCGCCGCATGGCAGACGCTGCAATAGCGTGTTTAATCTTGTTGAAGTATTCCTCTTGAAACACTTTAGCTTCGTCCCAGCTGCTGTCCTTAATTTTGGCCAAATGGCAAGCGTAATAGGGCACGGGGTCAGTGTAAGGATAGGTGATGTTTTCCACATCCGTTAGGTTTGCTAACGGCGCAGGATTTAACACGCAATCCCATTCGGTAACGTAGGGCTGATCTACGATAGGCCCAATAAACACCGTGTTTTGACCAAAAATTGAATACATCACAGGCCGCTGCTGAAACGCTACATACGACCGCATCTGAGCGTTGTACATAGACCAATCTTTGTATTGCAACGTGTAGCGGGTGTTACCCCATATTGCCGTGATGTTGGCAATGTCAATGATGCTGGTGCCCGTTGGCGTTGGCACAGACGTAAACGGATAAGCTTCCTGGTAGTAGGTAAAAGTTACCGCCCCGGCTGTTGCCGTGCCAGAAATGGTAATCGTAGTACCAGTAACCGTCTGAATAATGGGGTTGGAGCTTACAATACCCGTAAGCCCCGAACCCGCAATGCTAGACCCAATCCAAGTTTGGTTTGGGCTTGGCGTAATCCCCGTTATGGTGCCAGAACCGTCCCCAACGCCAGTACAGGTTTGGACGTTCAGCACAATAGACTGCAAAGAACGGCTGCACCCAGTATCCGCGGCTACGCGGCTTCTGGCTTCGTTGATGTAGTCGGTTAACTCACCAACAGACCAGAAATTTGACGAAGCATCATGCAGAAGCCTCTGGCACTGGGTAATGTATGTCTGAAGGGTAATAGCCACATCAGTCTTTAGCGGCGGTTATTAGCACTTCAGCTTTCTTGAACACAACCTTGGACAATTTCTCTTCCGCAATGTTTCGCGGTTGCCCTGGAATAATCCAGCCTAAGCGAAGCAATGCAGGAGCCTTGTCCATGTCTCCAAATCCAAAAATGTGCCGGGCAGCGTCTTCGTCACACGGCACATCTTTTTTCGGCGGAAAGTCATAGTCCACACCAGCGAAGCGCCCCCGAATCCCCTCGTCTAGCGTGTTGTGGATGATGATCATTACATTGGCAACAAATAAGAAACGTCGGTTACGCCACCAACAGTCTGAACGACCGCAGTTGCCGCCGCCGAAATTGTACCGTTGGACAAACTTGCGTAAGCAATCCCGGCAGGAATTGTCTGGTGCAGACCGCCATCAAGGAACGTAATACCGCCGCTCGCAGTGGTATTAAATGCCGTCATAGCCATTCTTGGCACAAACAAACCCGTAGAAATTGCCGGATTGGTCAGCGTTGCAGTACCAGCGGTGAGGCCGCCAAGCGCAAACCCCACGTTGCCAGTACCTAGATTGCTAGCTGAAGTCTGCGCCACACCAGTCGTGATGGTGAAACACATAATTGCAGTAGCAGCCGTGGAAGACGCAGGCGCAAACGAAATGGCCGGCACGGAAGTCATGCCAGCCCCGTTGTTGGGGATGGTAATGGCCGTCACCGTGCCAGAACCAGCCAACGCAAACGTCGTGCTAGTCACCACCGCAGCACCAATACCCGTCGTATCAAGCGGGTTGGTCACCAGCGTAATGGTCGGGGCCGCGGTATAACCCGCACCCTGATTGGTAATAGTGATGCTGCTAACCGCGCCAGACGTTAAAGTTGCCGTTGCAGTTGCGGGCACACCACCGGCTGGCGGCGGGGAAATCTGCACAATCGGCGGGAAGGTATAGTTAGAACCACCCGTGATCGTGTAGTTACCAGCCGCGGTCGGAATAGCACCGCCCACAACCAACGTGCCGCGAGCCAGCACGGAACCACCGCCCGCCGCAAACGTCACGGAAGGAGCGGCAGCAGTACCCAACTGGGCAGCCGGCGGATAAATGCCGTTGGTGTAACCCGTGCCTGCGTTCGTAATCACCGCGCCAACAACCGTACCCGTCAAGTTGGCCAAACGATAATTAGAGCCGTCGGAAGAAATGGTGTAGGAATCCGACTGCGTGGGAGTCTGATACGGACGCCAAATCTGGGAAACCGGGTCAAACATTTGGAAGAAGGTGTAAGCACCAGGCGTGATCTGATACTGACCGCTAGGAATGGTGTAAACACCACCCGTTTGCAGCGTTACAGGGATTGGCGGAAACGCAGTAGTGCGAGGGCCGAATCCCATTTGATTGATTGGCATTGTTGTCTCCTTACAGAGTCAAAGAGTTGAAACCGGAAATACGCGACATGGTTACCGGCTTGACGCTCACCAATTCTGCCACGACTAGCACCGCGCCGATATAGCCAACCTGGAAGTTGGAAATCGTGCTTTCGTAACCCGTGAAGGCAAAAGACGCCATTTCATGGATATACAGGCTTAGGTAGTTAGAATTGATGAAGAACATCTGGCCTTCCGGCGCAAACGGATCTGCAAAAATCGGCACGCCGCCAACCATCAAAGCGCGGAACGCAGAGCGCGGGCCGTCCTGCTGGGTGTCAAACGAACTGTCCGGCTGCACGTTGTAGATTTCCTGACCTACAAAGTCTTGCGCCAGCAATGTCCAGGTTCCGAACCCGCACACGCCAAACGTCGGCACTTCAGCGCCGGCTTTGGTCGTACCCGCAATGTACTGCATTATGTTCTGGCGGGTCGGGTTAACCGAACCAGCAGCGTACACCTTAGATTTCCACCATGTGTTAGTGGTGCGGTTAATGTTGCCGTAGGTCGTAGCGTTGGTGCCGTCGTCAATGGCAAACGGCAGGCCGGTAATGGCCTGAGTGTTTGCGGTAGACGAATACAGCGACGTTGCAAGGGTTTGAGCGGCGGCGTTGCCGGCGTCGTTCATACGCGCAAATGCAAGGTCAATGATGGCATGCTCATCCTGCACAACCGATTCCATACCCAGCACGGGGATAGGAACGATTAGCAGCTTGAGGTTCTGTTCAGTCAGGTACGCGCCCTGCTGAATAGCCGGCTGGTTAAACGCACCGCTGTAATCCGAATACTGCGGAGTTACAAACTGAGCGCCCTGCACGGGAACGGACACCTGGGAAGCACCACCGCGAGCCACTTGAGAGTTCGCAATAAGGGCCGCCAAAAGTGGCGTGGAATTGTAGATCTGCACGACCATCTTCGGCACAAACGCACGGCGAGTGACATAGCTCAACTCGGTGCCAATCGAGCCGGACGGCATAATGCCTGTGCCGAATACTGGCATGGTTTATCTCCTAGCTTGCTTTACCAGAGCGAATTTCGTTCAGCGCAATATACGCTTCATCTTTCGCCCATTGATTGAAACCCTTCAACCCGCCCGCCTTTAACTTATCAATGTAAGTAGAGGGCATTTCAAAGGTTCTTGTGTGGGCCGAGGAAGGTTCAGCCAGAGATCTACTCTGCGACCAGCTCTTGGCACCAAATGCTTTGTTCAAAATACCGTTGTCGGTCATAAACTTTTGAATCTCAGGAATGTCGTTGTAGGTGCAATCGCCCGCACCCACTACTTCCGCCCATTCCCGCATTTCGCTGTTGCGGGCGTCTTGCTCGGCCCTGTATTGGTCGAACTCGTCTTTGTCTTTTTGACGCTGTTGCGCCAGTTCCCTGATTGCCAAAGCGCCATCCAATTCAGGCGTCGTCGCGTCAGGATGAGCGGTTTTGACCAAAGCCTGGAACTGCAACCGCGTTTTTGGATTGTCAGCAATAGACTTTGTAAGCGCCGCTAACGCTTCAATCTGATCTTGATTCATCCCCTCTAAACTCATGGTTTTCCCCTTACATCACTGATTGAACGTACACAGTCGCAGTAGAAACTGTGGTCAATGCCGCAAAATACAAATTTGACGACAAAGAAAAATAAAACACATACCCAGGAATCACCAGAAACGAGTTTTGAGGATTACCCGACGTTGGAATTACGGCATTAGCCACCGCTTGAGCGGCGGTGGTGCCGTAACCTACCCACGTTGCATTAGATCCTGTTGAATAAAACGCATAACCGCTATACCCGCTTGCTACCTGAACAGCGGTTGGAGAAGACAAGGCAGCAGTAAATGCGTAGGTTGGGCCTTGAGGGGTAACTGACATGTAAGATGCTATTGCCATATCAATTTACCGCTTGAACATAAATTGTTGTTGCAGTTGTAGTGGAATTCAAAATCGCCACATACCAACCAGAAGGGATATTTACAAAAACTCCATTTGGGGAAATAGTTCCGTAATACAACAACATGACGTTCTGTGGATTTCCCGACGTTGGCGCAACTGCATTAGCAGTAGCTTGAGCAGCAATAGGCGAAAACGCTAACCACAAAAAACTAGCTGCGCTGGGAAAATTAAACAAAAAACAATTGGACGCTCCTACCAATTGTATTGGTGTACTAGGCGTAGACGTACTTCCGGGTATAGCAATGGCATATGACTTCCCTTGGATATTCGGCCCGTTGTACGTCGTTATTGCCATTACGGATACACAACGCCCATAACGTACACATCCAACGTCGCCGCAGCACCCTGTGCCGTACCAATGCGGAAATACTGGTTGGCTTGCGTGTACACAGTGGTTTGGTTAGCCAGCGTTGGAATTACCAAAGAACCCGTAGCGTTAACTGAGGTGCTGGTCAAACCGGACAACGCGGCAGAAGTCACAATGGTCACGCCGCCCGCAGACACCGCACTAAACACGCCAGCCGTTGCGGTAGTCAGCGACGTAGACGGGTTGTTGTACTGAATCTGCTGGATCATGTACGACTGACCCGCAACCCAGGTGGACGGGTAAATTGAAACCGTACTGGTTACCGTCGTGCCCGCGGTGCCAAGGCCCGAAAAGTTCAGAATCTGGCCAACTTGCAACTGAAAATCAGTGCTTGCAAGGTTAGCATTGATGTTCAAACCCGCCGCAATAAGGCGCACAACGCCAAACGGGTTCCCTTTGGTGGCGAAGTTTTGGTTAGTGGCTTCGCCAATTCTTTGGCCACCCCATGCAAACGGCGCAGTCATGGCTTACTTCGCAATCGTCTGACCAGGCTTCTTTACCTGGATGTTGTTGGTGTAATAACCGCGGGGTTCTTTCACCTTGTCAAGTCCGCCCAGCATGGCAACACGCGGCGGGTTGTAAATGTTGCCGTTCATCTGAACGGTATCGGTTGGGTGACGAAAGCCGCTTGAAGTCGGCTGAAGAAATTTACTGGCCATTAGGTTGTCCTCGCATTTGAGTGGGAAGCGCCCGCATCAATTGCATGATCTGGGCAGGTTGAAGTTCTTTCATCTTGGAACGCTGGTTGCCAAACACCGCAGTCAACGACTGCATGGCCTGCATTACTGCTTGGCCTTCCGGGGAATCCATGCCGAGCTTCGGCAGGGTTTGCTCCATTACATCCAACACATTGCCCATCTGCGCCATAGCGGCCATGCGTTGGCCTTCTGGCATGCTGGGGGCGGTCATTGGGGCGGAAGCGGGAGAGGGCTGATCCATGCTGGGGAAACCACCATCAGGCGGCATTCCACCGGGCATACCACCGGGTGCGCCGCTAGGGGCAGGCATTCCGCCTTGCATCTGAGCCATAATTTCGGGAGGTACTGCCATTGCGTTCTCCAAGTTTGGATTGACGTTAGAAGGGCAGATCTTGAGAAGTCAACTATTTAGGGGAATCTCCCCACCGGGGGAGGGGGGTAGTGGGGAGATTCGACGCTAGCCTAAGCTAACGTCCCGGAATTACTTCCGGCGGCCTTTACGCGAACCACGCTTGCCACGAGCCATTGCGTATCTCCTGTTGCTTGCCAGTTTTCGCTAGCACGCTGGCAGATCATTCTGCCCCACCCTTGCGGGTGCCTAGATTCCTCTGGAGAGAAGAATCCGAGCCTCGACTAGCCCTGGGGCTGGCCTTGTTGGGAAGCTTGAGCCTGTTGTTCTTGAGATTTCAACTCCCTATAACGCATTTTTAGCAAGTCTTGCATCGGGGGTTTGACCAATTCAATGAAACTTTCCCCGTCAATAATCTTGGCTTCCAACAATTCGGATGCAATCTGCTTAATGTCTTCGGCAAACAGCGGAGAATTGGAATGCGCGTCCACTTTAACCATGCATTCGCTGCTGAAATTGTCTAAAACAAACACGGAATTGGTTTCTGCCTCCGGAAGAGTGGTGGCATCGTTCAATTTCATGATTTTCAGCATCAAACCGCCCAATTTTTCCAACGAATCCTCAATGCAAAGGGCTTTTCGCTTGATTCTGGCGGATGACAACCGGGCCAATTCCTGAGCATGACCCCTACCGCGCACGCCAGGTTCGCCTTTACCTTGCAAAATGTTATGCAAAGCCAAAGATTCAGCAAAACCGGCCTCAATCATTTCAATGGAATTGATTAGCTGAGAGGGAATTTCAGGTGGCATTAACTCCACTTTACTCATGGGGTCTGAAGTGTTGGCTCTACCCCCCACAAACGACAGCGCCAAAATCTGTTCGTCGGTAAAACCAATGGCGTGACGCGGTGGGTTTACTTGTTTGGCCAACAAATCGTCAAATTCGCTCATCCGCTTGGTGTAACGGTCTTGGAGATTTTGCACACGGCCCACATCAGAAATGCCCCAGAAGTAATTAAATTTCGGAGTTGGGCAGAATTGCGTGAACGGGTTTTCCCCTTTTGGGAACATCTGGCCTTGTTTGGTCAGGCTGCCGGCCAAGCGGTCAAAAATCGTAATGTCGGATGCCTGAGTTACAATTTGATAATCGTGTTCGTCGTCATTCCAGATCCACAACTCCCGCATTTCCACCAAGTCGTTGTTCAACACCGCTTCGTAATTTGGCGGAGTCTGCATTGAAGTAGACGACAACGCCCCTACCATGTTGGGGTTGGCCGGCGTAATTGGGGCGGAAGCGGTCAAAATTAGCCTATCAAGGCCGGATTTGGGCTTTTCTTCCGTTTTTCCCATCATGGACACGGAATCCATGATTGTTTTTTTCTTGGGGTGGCCTTCCAAAACCCGCTCGAGGTTGGCTTTGGAAATGTAGTAGCAGTGAACAATGGCGTCTTGATCGTCCAAAGATGGTTTGTCTTCCTCATACACGCCAAAGTCATGAGGACGCACTGCGTATGGACGAAATTCCCCGTCACGCCAGATGCACTTCATAATCATCGTTCCGTACACCAACGACCATTCTACGCATTGCGCGGCAACGGAATCGGAATCGGAGTTCATCCAAGTAGAGTTCAACATCTTGGACACCACAGGCGTCCGGGCCAAATCTTCCTGGCGGGAATTGGCCATCATCTCCAACGTGAAGCTCGTAGACTCCGCGGCGTATAAAAACGATGCCAGCGTTTGGATGTTGGGATAAATTTTATTGTGATCCGCTGGCGGGCTTCCCGTTGGGGTTCCAAACAGGTAGTAACTCTCGCGGGCAACGTATTCCGTGATCCGGTCGTCTTTGCTTCTCAGGCAATCGTTGGACACCTGCGCGTACAGAATTGCCCGTTCTACGTCGTCCTTGGGGATTTTCATTCTCTGTGATTCCCGATAACTAAGGGTTTGGGTTTGTTCAAAACGTCACGCATAGGCGTAATCGCATCCGTCGGCGGTGCGCTGCCAATAGACCCGCGCACATTATCCCCCATAGATCCCCACTTAGGCGCAAAATCGCTTTGGCCGCGGCGCATGGACTCCATCACGCTGCCCATGTCGTTCCGCATGTCGGTCATGCCGTAGTCGTTAGCCAGAGTCTGCAAAGTGTTGTCGATGCCGCGGCTCACGCTGCGAATAGCAGGCGCGGTGTAAAACCGGCGTTCTACCGTGGTACATCCTTGCGGGCAGACTTCTTCGTAGGCTTCAAAGTTTCCGTGGGCGAGACACATATATTCTCGGAGGATCCGAGCAGTTCCAGATGATTGATTGCGTTTCCTAGCCATGTTAACCCCACCACCTCTGCGTTTGTCTTAAACATAATTTTGGGATTCCGAAAGTCCACGGTCAAATTTGTCCGGGGCTTGGGGTTCCTGGTTTTAATCAACCGACCCTCGTACATCACATAAATGCCGGCATCCCA